TCGCATGATTGAGTTTAAAACTAATGAACTGAAAACACTTAGGGAAATGGCACTTGTTATTAAGTCAGCGGGAAGTGACGATATGAAAATTCAAAGCGGTTCTCCTAAAAACAAGCTTGAAGAATCATGTATTGAGATTGCAGACGCAGAACAGGAACTAAAGGCTTTAATCTCTAGGTTCTTAAACGCAAAAAGGAAAATCATAAGCGAAATAGAGCAGTTGGAAGATACAAACGAATACACGGTTTTGACAATGCGTTACGTGGAATGTAGGAGCATGAGGGATATTGCAGAAAGCCTTAACTATTCTGTTAAGAACATTGAGCGAATACACTCTAAGGCAGTTGAAAATTTTACCCTGATGTATGGCAAAGAAAAAGATTTAGTGTGTTAATTGTGTAAATTTTATGAAATTCTGACAACAATAGGGAAAAATAGGGAAAAGTTCTCTTGCGTGGAAAAACCAAGGGATTTATTCTTAGCGTAGAAAGTTAACCAAAAAGTGATAGCACCTTGTATTGACGAGGTGCTTTTTTGTTGCAGAGGATTAAACAAGCATGGATAATTCAAACTACGGACGAAAAATCATATACACGGACTACGAAGATGTCAACGAACAGAACGTAGTATCAATTTTGCGTGACGCTATGCTTGTTCACAGACAGAACGCTATGAAGTGTGAATACTTGCTCAACTACGAAGCGGGTGTTCAACCTTTGACGAGAGTAAAAACATTTAGACCTGACATTGATATTCAGTGTATTGACAATGTGGCTAACGAGGTCACAGAGTTTAAGCTTGGATTTGTTTGGGGAAATGCAATTACAATCACTCAGAGAAACACCGAGGGCAAGAACGACAAGGCAGTTGGAGAGTTAAACGATTGTTATGAACTCGATAACTTCCGACAGAAAACACAGGCACTTGCAAGATTCGTTGAGATATGCGGTGTTGCTTATGAGTTTGTTGATATAAACGCAGATTACGTTGAGGGCGAAAGTGCTCCGTTCACAATCGAGCCACTTGACCCAAGAACATCATTCGTTGTTCGTAGCACAAAGCTAGGCAATAAGAAAATCTTAGGTGTTACATACAGACAAGATACACTAGGCAATTACTATTTCACTTGTTTCTCAAAGGACAGACGTTTTGAGATTCAGAACATGGTTAAGCTTATTACTCCTGATAACACAGAGAAAGAGATTGATAAGTGGAATGTTACTAAGACAGGTGATTTCAACGCAACTAATCCAATCGGTGAAATTCCAATTATCGAATGGGTTCGTGCTACTGACCGTATGGGTTGTTTTGAACGTCAGATACCTGAAATGGATAACTTGAATATCCTTGTTTCAGATTTCTCAAATGACGTGGATCAGAACACTCAGGCAGTATGGGTAACAGTTGACGTTGATTTCCCTAAGAACGAACAGGGCGAGGAAGTACGACCTGAAAGTGGTGATTGGTTACAGTTGTATTCAACCAAGGACGGTAAGACTCCCGGTATCAAAGCATTAGCAAACCCTTATGATTATAGCGGTATGCTTAACAATATAGTCACTCGTAGAGCATTGATATTACAGAAATGTGATGTACCTCAGCGAAATGATAACTCAGGCGGTTCTACTGGTATTGCTATGAGTGATGCGACTGGTTGGAGTTCTGCTGAAAGTTCAGCTTGCAAGGAAGAAAGCATTCTTAGTGGTTGCAAGATGGACGAAATCAGGGTAGTGCTTAAAGCTATTGCAAACAATCCAACAGTTGAAAAGAGCAGTCCGTTGTCCAAGTTAAAGCCTATTGATGTTCAACCAAGTATTAAACGTCAAAAGACTTATGAAATGACAACTAAGATTAATGCTTTTGCTAATGCAGTTTCACACGGTCTTGATTGGAAGTCAGTTGTAAATGAGATTAACTTCTTTGCTGACCCACAACAGGTAATTGTTGATTCTGAGGAAACTATGAAGCGTTATCTTGATAAAGAGTTTGGTAGCGAGGAAGAAAAGGAACAGGCTTTAGCTAATCAGGTAAATCCTAATAATCCTAATCAGCCAAACCTTGTTAATTCTTCCAGTGATCCAATAAATCAGATTAGCAATAGTCCTAACGTTGACGGTATGAACACCCAAAAGCCTGATACAGAGGAATAAGATATGTTTACGCAAGAAGAATTGAACGTCATGTTCAGAGAGTATTATTCGGTCATGGACGGAATAGAACCTGATAGGCTACAAAAGAGAATAGACCTTGCTAACGATTTGTATGACGTTATCATGGTCTATTACGTTTTGCTAGAGGGAAATGAAAGTCAGGAACTAATTGAGAATCAACTTGCTAACGAATTGTACTCTACAATCGCCAAATATGGCGAAATAGACGATTATACAAGCGAAATGGTAGATTTATATACCAAGAACATTGTAAAGGCTAATTTGACCCATAAATCGAGCGAATATTATGTGTCTGATGAAAGGGCGGTAGAGGTAGCCCAAGACGTAGGACAATCGTTCTTGAATTACTTTGAGTATCAAGATGCGGTTGCAAACAATAAAACAAAAACATGGCACACTCAAAATGATGGAGATGTGCGACCCACCCATGCGACAGAAAACGGAAAGCAGATACCCATTGATGAAACCTTTAAGGTTGGTGGCTATCTTATGCGATTTCCTAAAGACACTTATTACGGAGCACCCGCAGAAGAAATAGTCAATTGTAGGTGCTTTGTTAAATACAACTAGCTATTAACCGTGAGGTTATAGATAAATCGTTAGAGAAAACGTAAATCGCAAATGACTAGAGAAAGTCAAAAAACAACGCAAAGGAGAAAAAAGAATATGGCAGATGTAAACGAACCTAATGTTAATGTTCAGGGTAATGAACCAACTGAACCAACAACACCAACACCAAATGAGCCTACTGATGGTGCAACAACACCTACTACACCAACTGATGATGTAGCAGAGTTAAAAGCACAGATTCAGAACTTAACTTTGACTAATGCAAAGTTAAAGAGGGCTAATGACAAGTTGGCGAGCGAGAACGGTGACTTAAACAAAAAGTACCGTCAGAAACTTACTGATGATGAAGCAAGAGCACTTGACCTTGAAAACGAGCGTAAAGCACAGGCGGAACGTGAAGCAGAAAAGGACGAGTTAATTGCAAGCTTAAAGAGAGAAAAGGTTGTTGCTGATGCAACTAACAATTATCTTGCTTTAGGTTGGACTTCTGATGAAGCAAACCGTATGGCTATCGCTGATGCGGACAATGATACTGCAAGTAGAATGGCAATTCTCAAAGAGGTTTCAGAACGTCAGAAGAAAGAAACTGATATTGCGAACCTTAAAGGTAGACCACCAGTAAACACTGGGGTGGGTTCAGGAGCGACATTAACAAAAGCAGAATTTAACAAGATGTCTTATTCAGAAAAAGTGAAACTTTACAACGAGAATAAGGCACTATACGACCAACTCGTTGCTAATTAAATTAACAAAGAGCAAAGGAGAAAAGAATTATGGCTATGACAAAATTAGCTAACCTCGTTAAACCTGAGGTTATGGCAGACATGATTTCTGCTACACTTCCAAAGGCTATTAAATTTAGCCCAATTGCAACTATTGATACAACACTTGTTGGAGTACCTGGTGATACTATTACAGTTCCAAAGTACGCATACATTGGTGACGCAGAGGACGTAGCCGAGGGTGTTCAGATGGGTACAACTGTACTTACAACTAGCACAACTCAGGTAACTGTAAAGAAAGCTGGTAAGGCAATCGAACTTACTGATGAAGCAGTTCTTTCAGGTTACGGTGATCCATTGGGCGAGGGTACTCGTCAGTTAGGTATGTCAATCGCTAACAAGATTGATAATGATTGTGTTGACGCACTTTATGATGCAACTCTTATCAAGGCTACATCTGCTCATATTTCTTATGACGGAATCGTTGACGCAATCGACTTATTCGAGGACGAGAACGACCAGAATACTGCAAAGGTTATGTTTATTGCACCAAAGCAGGCAACAACAATCCGCAAAGACCCTAACTTCTTGTCTAAGGATAAGTACCCACTTGACGTGGTTATGAACGGTGTTATTGGTTCAGTTGGCGGTGCTCAGGTTATCATTTCTAAGAAAGTTAAGCTTGTTAAGTACGAAAAGGACAATACAAACGGTACTATCACAATCGTATCTGACGAGACAACAGAGACAACAACAAACAAGCACCTTGCAACAATTCAGCCAAATACTCTTGCAGTATTAAAGGTTGGTGATAAGGTTAAGGCGGTAGCGTCAGAGTTCTACGCTAACCCAATTGTTGTTGTAGACATCAATGATCCTAACACAGACACAACTGCTGATAAATTTGCAAACACTCAGAGTGCTTTAACAATTTACATGAAGCGTGATGTTATGGTTGAGGACGATAGAGACATTCTTGCAAAGACAACTGTTGTTTCTGCTGACGAACACTACGGTGTTGCCCTTTCAAATGAATCAAAGGTTGTTCTTGCTGAGTTTGGCAAATAGGAGAGAACCTTATGGGAATGTTGTTACACAGACAAAGAAATAGAGTAGGGGTTACAACAACCTCTACTCTCATTCCCGATAAAGTTGAGCCTAAAGAAGAAGTAAAGGTTGAAGAACCTAAGGTTGAGGAAGTACATGAGGAAGAAAAACCTCAGAAGAAGTTCTACACAAGAACTGATATTTACCGTATGTCAGCCTTAGAGTTAAAGAACCTTGCTAAGTCTGAGGGTCTTGATGATACTTTATCAGGGAATAAACTTAAAGACGTTTTAATCAAGCATTTTGGAATCTAAGAGGTAAAGCATGGAAGAATTGATTGCAAGCATTATTGAGGATTTAACAATTGAATTATCGGTAACAGATGCAAATTTCAATTCCGATTTGCTGATGGCTAAAGTTAAGAGTGCAACAAGAGAAGTTAAGGACGTAAGAAAATATCCTAGTTCTTACACTCCAACAATGATTAGTGAGGATATGGAGCAATTCTATTCAACTATTCGTGATATTGCACTTTATGACTACAACACTGTTGGTGCAGAGTTTCAGACCTCTCATACAGAAAATTCCGTTAGTAGAGCATGGGTTGATAGGGATAAGCTTTTCAATAGGGTTATTCCTCTAGCAAGATAATAGGGGGTTGCCATGAGAGAGTTTAGAAAGAATCAGCAAACATTACATTATGCTTTGCTTAAAGGAGAGGACGAGGAATATAAGCTTGATGAACACGGTAATTTAATTATCGTTGGTTATGATAGTGATGACGAGCCTATCTATAAAATGACAGGTAAAACCGTTTTGACTTATTACAAACCAGTTGAGTTTAATTCTAGTATTTCTTTTGGTGGTTCAGAGGTTGACCTACTACCATTCGGAATTAGTAATGCTGATTATGACGCAACACTTGTACTTGATAAAGACACTATTCCTATTACGGAAACAAGTCTTATTTGGTATGAAAGTGAAGTCTTATATAAAGACTTACAACAGACAATCGTTGATAGCAAGAGTGCTGATTTCACGGTTGTTAAGATAGTTCCTAGTCTAAACCAAAAGGTTTACGTCCTGAAAAGGATTGTGAAGTAATGAAGATTAAATTAAAGCTAACGGAAGAATCAATCAATAAAGCAATTCAAGAACTTGAAAGATACAAAGCGAGCATACCTAAGAAATTAGATTTGTTTGTTAGGCGATTATCTGACGAGGGTATCATGGTGGCAGAAACGTACACTCAGGTGCAACTTGACGATATGGGTTCTCTTGGAAATCTAGTAGAGTTTAATTGCAAAATTGAACACGGACAGAATGTAACAATCGGTTACTTTGTTGGCAAAGATAAAGTAAAGTATATTAGTCAGTGGGTTGTTAAAGACCCTAACACTGGTAGAGAAGTTATTAAGTCCGCAGAAGTTAGCCCTATTCTTTTTTACGAATTTGGTGCGGGTCAATATGCAATTGACGGACATAGAGGAACATTCCCAAGCGATAATCCCGAAACAACAAAGGAACACGCTGATAATGGGTGGTGGTACAAAGACCTTGATGGTGAATGGTATCATTCAGTTGGTACAGAACCAACTCAGCCAATGTATAAAGCTTGGGAAGAAATGAAAAAGCGGATCAAAAAAATCGGTAGAGAAGTATTTAAGGAGTAGTTAAGATGTGGGTTGAAGATATGAATAGCACAATCTATTCAATAATACGAGGTAAGACAAAGAAAGATATTTCCGCTTATTATCCTAATGTGTTTTATACAAATGATAACGAGAATCTTTCTCAAACTAAGTTTCCTTGTATCTACATTCACCCTATTGGTAATCCTGAATCTGATTCTGATATGGAATCAACCGAGATTAATTCCGCTATTTTCACTCAGGAAGTTCAGATAACCTTTAACTCTGATTATGAAGTTGATGACCTATATACCGTTTTAGGCTTCATAAGTAGGGAATTTAAGGCTTTGAGATTTCAAATAGTAACTAATTCAACTCCATATAGTAGCAACGGTTTAAAGAGCATTTCCGCTCGATACAGACGTACAATCGCTAATGGGGATAATATTTAATTTAGAAAAGGAGAAAAGTTATGGCTAGTTCATCTTATTTAGTAAGAGCAATTGTTAAGGAGCACTCAGCTTCACAGACAGGCTTTGCGGGAACATATAACCTACTTTGCAAGTCAAAGACAATGCCTAGTCCTGTTGGTTCACCTAACCCACTTGAAGCAACAACTTTTGAGGACGATTCACAGACATTCGTTGAGGGTATTAAGACCGCAGATGCACAGGAAATCACAGGTAATCTTGAAAAGGAATACTTACAGAGAATCAATGCTTTAAAGGGTAAGAACCTTGACATTTTCTACCTCTATGGTACAGACGGTGTTGGTGGTGTTGCTAAGTACGTTCGTACTTGCACTGCAATCGCTACTCCATCTGATGCGGGTGTAGACGAGGTTCTTGAAATGACTGTTACTGTTACACCTACAAGTTCAGCAGAGGAAGTAACAGACGATTACGTTGTTACTGACAACGGTGACGGTACATTTACAGTTACTGCTGCTTAGTGGAAAGGAGATAGATTATGAGTCTTTCAGAATTTTTCACCGCATTAGATAACGATAATGCAGTTGTTACAATCATTGATGATGATAACAAGGAATTAGTTAAGGTGTACGCAAGTGGTTCAGATCAGTTGCTTGCAACACTCTTAGCTAGAAACGTTGCTAAGTTTAAGGTTAGTTCTCCAACTGCTATCACAGTTGAGTTAGCAACAGAGTAAATTAGGGAAAACCCTAAAGGTTTTA